GTCAAATTTCAGATGTTAAAGCAGGTTATAACAACGAAACAATAGGTAAAGCAATTATAGATGAGCAAATGAATGAGCTTACTCGTATAGCTAACCGTACTGAAGAATTAACAGGTTACAGATTAAAAGCTCAAAAAGCCATTGAGTTAATGACTAAGAGTGATAGCCAATTTCTTAGATGGTTTGGTAGAGAGATAGCTCCTATTACTGTTTCACCTTTAAATGAAATGAAGAAGATCATAATGATCTCTGCTGGAGGTGAGCAGATTCAATTTACTGCTGATATGGTTAGGACTGCTGCTAAGAAATTACCTTGGGATAAGACTGTTAGTGCTTTACAACCATTAAATTTAAAAATAATGGGTAGAGAATTAAATAAATATATTCCTAGTTGGGCTGATGATCTTAAAAAGTTTGAAAGTAAATATACACACAAAGATCCTAAAATTAGAGCTTCAGCTCAAACAGCTTTAGGTTGGTCTATAGCTTTAAACGCAACTATATTCACACTAACTTTAGATGGAGAGCAAGAGATAACAGGTAATAAATTCTATACATATAAATCTGACAAATTCCATAAAAAACCTTACAGATGGACTGTAGGTGGGGTTGATGTTCCTTATCGTTACTTAGGTCTTTTAGGTTCAACAATAGCTCTCCATGTAAATATGAGAGATGTTTCTCAATTTGGTAGTGAAAGAGGAGATAGCAATTTACTAACTATGGCCATGATACAAATAGCTAATACATTACTAGATACACCACAAGCACAAGGTTTTCAGCAAATTAATAGGGTTATTGAAGGTATGGCAAAGGGTGATCCAACCCAAGCAATGAAGATGGTTTCAAAGGCTATACAAAAAGCAGGAAGCCCTCATATGACTGCTAGAAAACAAATAATAGAAGGTTTCTTACCAGATATATCTTCAAGACCAGAAGCTAGATTTGGTAAAGGCTTTACTGATAGAGGTAAACCTTGGGAAAGAGTAGCAGAGGGTTCTAATCCTTTAACACTTGCTGCTAACTTAACTCAAAGAGGGTTTGAACATGATGTTATAGGTTTAATGGCTAATTTAATCCATCCGTTAGCTGTTGGTTTATTTGATAGTCAAGGAAGAGTAGATCCTAAAGATGTTTATTACAGAAGTAGACAAGCTGTTTGGTATGCACAACCAGGAGAGCCTTTTCAATCAGAATATACTGGAGCTGGTTTTCTATTCCAAACAATACTAGGTAGGAATTGGTCTTTTCCTAATAAGCTGGCTGATCCTGTTAACGCTAATATGAGTTTGTTTTTAATTAAACCTCCAGATCATAGATTATATTCTTCTAAAGAATACGGATTTATTAATATTAACGATAGAGTTTTAAATGAATTTAATCATTATTTACAAAACGAATATCAAGAGTGGAGTTTAGATGGTACAAAATTATTAACTGGTGCTCATGCCATGTTATTAGAAACAGTTAATAGTCCTTATTATCAAACAGCAGGTCAAAATCCTGACTCACCTTATAAGATGGCTAGACCAGCAATGCCTTGGTTTATGGAGCCTATAATTGGTAGGTTCTTTAAGCCAGATATTGATTGGAATCGTGCAGATAATCCAAAAAGACGTTTATTACAGAATAGAAGAGATACAATAATAAAAGGTGCTAAAGAGACTTGGTATTTACAAAGTATCAAGCACTATAAAGGAGAGATTACTTTAAGATTTCCTATGCCAGAAAACATGGTAAAGAGAATACAAGAAAACAGAACTTCATTACTTGAGAATTAATGGCTTATTCATCAAGAACTTATACTCCAGGTTCGTCAACAACTACTTTTGCTCTTACTACTTCTGGTGGTAGTCCTATTGGATATATAAGAGAATCAGATATTGAAGTAAAAGTAAATGGTAGTGTTCAAGCCACTAATACTTATTCATTCTCAGGTACAAAGACTGTTGAGCAGCCTAGTGGTGGAAATATTGTCTTAAATTCTGGTGTAACAGGGACAGTCATATTACAAAGAACTACAGCGTTCCAAGATGCAACTGTTGTTTATACTGCTGGATCTACTCTTACTTCTGATGACCTTAATAACGCAGATAACCAGATTAGATTTAGTCTTCAAGAGTTTTCTGATGACTACTCATCTCTACTAGGTACAGGAGGAAACTTAACTAACTTAGCTTCTTTTCTTGGTTCTTCAGATACTTGGGTTAGTAATGATGCTAAAGCAGCTACCACAGGAGCTATTGATGCAAGAGTAGATGCTAAAACAGCTTCAAAAGTTAAAGATGACATTATAGCTACAGCTCCAGTATCTATAGCAGATGACGCTCCTAGTTCAGGTAAAATTACTGTTTCTGTAGATGCAAAGCTAACTGAGTTAGCAACTATGGATCAGAACACAGCTAACTCTTTAGCTGATCTGACACAAGCAGAAGTACAAATATTAGATGGAGCTACTCTTACAACTACTGAACTGAATTATGTAGATGGTGTCACCTCTGCTGTTCAGACACAGATAGACGGTAAGCAACCTTCTGACGCTCAACTCACAGAGTTAGCAACAATGGGTTCCACAACTGCTGAAGCTTTAGCAGATTTAACCCAAGCAGAAGTACAGATACTAGATGGAGCTACGGTTTCTACAGCAGAATTAAATGTTCTAGATGGAGTCACTGCTACTACAGGAGAGTTAAACATCCTTGACGGTGTTACTTCTACTGCTACTGAGTTAAATATCCTTGATGGTGTAACTGCTACTACAGCAGAATTAAATTATGTAGATGGAGTAACTTCTAACGCTCAAACCCAGTTAGATGCTAAACAACCTCTTGATGCAGATCTAACCACTCTTGCTGGAATGCAAGCTGGTACTGCATCTATTTTGGCAGGTGCTGATGCTCTTACCTCAACCCTAACTGAACTTAACCAGTTAGATGGTAAGACTCTTGGAGAAACTAGCCTTTCAACTACAAGCAACACAGCAATACCAACCTCTAAGGCAGTAGCTGATCACGTTACCAGTACTGTTACAGCGATTGGAGGTTTCGTTGCTATATCCACTGATGCAGCTTTCCCTGCTACTGCTTCTCAACCTGTCAATGGTATAGCAGTCAGTATCAGTGATGCTGGAGGTATAGTCGTTAATGGTTCTGGAGTATCAACCACTGGTAGAACTACAGATGGAACACCAGCCACAGTAACTATTAATAGTTTCCCAAGCACTCTTTACAGTGAAACTTTAGCTGCTGGAGTAGGTCTACAAGTATTGTCTACAGGTTCAAGTAACACTTATACCTACCACAAGTTACTAGCTAAAGAAGGAGACGTTAAAGAACTTTCAGATGATATAAACGACTTCAACGAGAGATACCGTACAGGAAATAGCGACCCAGGAAGCAATAACGATGAGGGTGACCTCTTCTTTAACAAGACCTCTAACACCATGAAGGTGTATGACGGTTCAGCTTGGGGAGAAGTTACATCAACTGGAGACTTTAAATTCCTATTCCTATGTCCTACAGGTGGTTCAGGTGCTCCAACTATTGATGGTTCTGTTGATACCTATGACTTAAGAGAAACTAGCAATACAGGTACAGGAGCTAGTGTTACTAATGCTGCTCAACTTATCGTATCGGTAAACGGAGTCATCCAACAGCCAAATACAGGTACATCTACTTCAGGGCTAGATGGCTTTGTAATGACTGATGCAAACACTATTAAGTTTGCTGCAAATCTTCCTAACGGAGCTGATGTATTTGTCATACAGATAGGATCAGCCGTAACCCTTAACGCTCCAGCTAATAACACAGTATCTACTGATGTCCTTCAGAACTTAGCAGTTACAACAGCTAAGATTGCTGCTGATGCTGTAGATGGTACGAAGATTGCAGATGATGCTATCGGTTCTGAGCATATAGCAGACGATGCCGTAGTACAAGCCGCAATAGCTGACGCTTCTATTGATGAAGCTAGATTACAAATCTCTAACTCACCAACTAACGGTTATTATTTACAAGCTCAATCTGGTAATACAGGAGGTTTAACTTGGGCTGCTGTTGCTCAGTACTCCACACCTTTAACAACAAGAGGAGATATTCTTTATCGAGATGCTTCAGGAGATCAGAGATTAGCTAAAGGAACTTCAGGACAATTCTTAAAGATTGGAGCGAACGATCCTGAATGGGCTGATGCTGCATCAACTACAGCAAATGGTTGTCTATATGAAAATAATCAGTCGATCACTAACAACTACACGTTAGCTTCAGGAAAAGGAGCGCATTCCGTTGGTCCTCTTGCTATTAGTGCAACACTAACTATTAACGGAACCTTAGTTGTAAGCTAGAATCTAATTATGGCACTCACGTTAAACGGATCTTCAAATACAATCGCAGGTTTAGCCGTAGGCGGCTTACCTGATGGAATAGTAGATACAGATATGCTTGCTGCTGATGCAGTAACAGCACCAAAGATAGGAACAAAATCCTATGTAAGTTGTGCTTTACTTATAGATCAGAAATCTCAAGATACTGCTGGTGGAACGTTTACAAGTGGTGCTCATCGGGTAAGAGATTTAAATACTGAGGTCTTTGATCCAGATAATATTGTTACTCTTAGTAGTAATGAATTTACATTGGCTTCTGCTGGTAGTTATGTCATTCAATGGTTTACCCCTTGCTATAAAGTTGATAGTAATAATTCACGTTTAAGAGAAGTAACAGACGGAACAATTCGAGAAGGTACAAATTCCTTCGCTCATTCGGCTACACAAATCCAAGTTCATAGTGAAGGAATGGCAAGAGTAACTCAAACGGGTTCTAAAACTTATCGAATTGAGCATAAATCTTCTGCGACAAAAGCCGATAATGGATTTGGAGTAGCTTCGGGTGGGATAGCAAACTATGACACCTACACTACGGTTACAATTTGGAAGGAGGCTTAATTATGACTATTAATTCTGATGTTGATATACCTTTAGCTTTACAGAAGTTAGGTAAAGATCCAGAGGTGCTTGGGTTAACTCAATCAGTACCACCTCATTCAATTAATGTTTGGGAAAAAGGAGAATCAGGAGATGATCAACCTACTGATGATGAAATAAATGCTGCTTGGACAGCATATAAAAATGAAGATCAATATAAATCAAAAAGAGCAGCCGAATACCCATCTGTGGTCGATCAGTTGGATGACATCTACCATAATGGCATAGATGCTTGGAAGGCCACCATCAAAACCACTAAAGATAAGTATCCTAAAAGCTAATGGGAAGTCTTAAACTGCCACACGCATCAGGAAATAGCGTGAGCATCGCAGCTCCGCAATCTAACCCTGCTTCTGATCGAACTTTATATCTACCTAGTAATGCTGATGGAACAGTACTTACTAATACAACTCCTGGTTGTATTCTTCAAGTTTTATCAACAAGTAAAACAGATACTTTCTCAACTAACTCAACCTCTTATACAGATATAACTGGATTGTCTGTTGCCATTACCCCGTCATCATCTTCAAATAAAATTTTAGTTATGATGAATTGTGTTGTTGGTAATCAAAATAATGTATCTGCATTTGTCCAAATAGTAAGAGATAGCACAGCAATCCATATTGGTGATGGTGCTGGTAGTCGAATAAGAGCAACTGCTGGTACGGCAGATGATCCAAGTGATCAGTTCCCATATCCAATGTCTGCTACTTATCTAGATAGTCCCTCTACAACTTCAGCAATAACGTATAAAATACAAATGACCACTGAAGGTTCGGGTAATACAGGATATGGCTACTTAAACAGAGCAGGTACAGACTCAGACAATAATCAACATGGTAGATATGCTTCTTCAATTACAGTTATGGAGGTATCAGGATGAGCCAGTTAAAAGTAAATGGAATAAGGCACACAGGAGCATCATCTGATGCGATTGAATTGAATAGCGATGGGTCGTGTACCGTTAAGGCTACTAATAGATCGTCCAACTTGATAATTAATGGGGCGATGAACGTGGCCCAATATGGGACGACATCCACAACAAATGGTTATAACACTGTTGATAGGTGGAATAATTATACTAACAATGCTGATGAAGCTGGAACTTTTTCTCAAGCTAGTATATCTAGTGGTAATGATGCTTATAACGCAGGTTTTAGAAACTGTTTAAAAGTAGTAAATGGAAATCAGACAAGTGGTGTAGGAACAGAAGATTTTATACAATTAAAATATACAGTTGAATCACAGGATGTAGCTAATAGTGGTTGGAATACAAAATCAACATCAAGCTATATAACTTTCAGCTTTTGGATTAAATCAAGTGTTGCACAAGCTTTTTCTGGAAGTTTAAGGACTAATGATGGTACAGCTTATTCATATAAATTTAGTACACCTTCTTTATCTGCTGATACTTGGACAAAAGTTACAAAAACTATACCAGGAAATAGTAATTTAGATTTTAATGATGATAACGGAATAGGCTTGCAGATTTATTTGTATCCATATTTAGGAACAAATTACACGTCTTCAGATTCAAATACTGAAACATGGATTACGGGTCAAACTAATACTTACGCAAACGATATTACTGGTACTTGGTGGACAACCAATGATGCAACATTTGAAATCACAGGTGTTCAGTTAGAAGTCGGCGATTTTGCGTCAGATTTTTGTCACGAACTATATTCTGAGACTTTGCGGAAATGTCAGAGGTATTACCAAACAATTACAGGTGGTGTAGGTGTAGGAGAGGATAGTACAACAACAATTGTTCTTAGTTTTTGTTATCCAGTAGAGATGAGGGCAACACCTAGTTTCAGTACTACTGGAG